CGCAGGGGGCGGCTTCGTTGGCGAGCTATCGGCATTCGCCGTCGCAGCGGGCAGCGTAGGAGGGTTCAACAAGAGCTTCACCGAACACTGTGTCATCCTGGGTTTCGTCTGCACAAGGGCAGACCTCAACTACCAACAAGGGCTCAACAGGATGTGGACCAGAAGCACCCGATGGGACTTCTATTGGCCAGCCCTCGCCCACCTCGGGGAGCAAGCAGTGCTCAACAAGGAAATCTTCGCACAAGGGGCACTCGTCCTGAACGGAGACAGCCCCCCGACACCGATCGACGACGACGTGTTCGGATACCAAGAAAGGTTCGCGGAATACCGCTACAAGCCGAGCCAGACAACGGCCTTCATGCGAAGCCAAAGCTCACTACCGCTCGACGCATGGCACCTCGCGCAAGACTTCTCCGTCTTGCCGGTGCTCAACGACGCGTTCATCCAAGAGAACCCGCCAATCGAACGGATACTGGCGGTAGATGACAGCGTCAGATTCCTACTGGACTGCTACTTCGAGTTCAATCACGCAAGACCAATGCCCACGTACTCAGTACCGGGCATGATTGACCACTTCTAGAATGGGAGAAGCCGTCGTAGGCGCCGTCATAGGCGCAGCAAGCGCCGCCGCCCAATCAGCGGCAGCGGCAAAGCTCAACAGACAGAACCGAGCATTCTCGGACTACCAGAGGCGAACGCGCTTCCAAGTGGAGCGCCAGGACCTCGAACTAGCCGGATACAATCCACTGTACGCCTTCTACCAGGGCGGCAGTGGAGCCAGCGGCTACAACCCATCAACATTCCTGCCCAACGCAGACATAGCAGGACACATAGGAAAGGGAGTGTCATCAGGACTCGCCGCTCAAAAGCAACCCGCGGAACTCGAAGCACTTCGCACACAAGCCGGGATGAACAGCGCCGCCGCGAAGCTCGCTGGAGCGAAGCTCTCGACAGAAAAGACGCAACAGACACTCAACTCCAACAACGCCAGAAGGAGCAGCACGGAGAACAAACTTCTAGAACTACGGGTAGGACCCGAGGCCGCTGCAGCCAGGACGGAGCAGGCGATAGAGGAAAGCGGATTCGGTGAGGCAACAAGGTGGCTCAAGCGCGGCTTCAACACCGCGAACCCACTGAAGACAGGAACCTTTAACCGACTGCCAGGAGGAATGGGGAAGTGAAACAACACCACAAGCTCGTAGACCGACCGAGGGTTCAGGTAGACCTCGGCGGAGAAAGCCGCACACACCAATCGTTCAAGGACGAGTGTGATATCAACATAGTAATGCGTCGCTGGGCCAAAAGCGGTCAACTCCCGCCGACCAACACGACGCCGCCGACATACGGCGACTTCACAAACGCAACCGACTACCTGACCAGCCAGGTCACGGTCATGGACGCGATCGCAGACTTTGAGCGGCTCCCCGCTCAAGTGAGAAAGGAGTGCGAAAATGATCCGGCCAAGTTCCTGGCCATGGTTCAAGAAGAAGAGCAACTCCAGAAGCTCGTCGACGCTGGTCTCGAAATCGACGACATCCCTGAGCAACTACAGCTCCCGCAAGCTCCGACGGATCCGCCGGAAACAGCGAAAGAGCCGGCTAAGGATTGAAGGGAAAAGCCTGCGTAGTCTTCAAACGCCAGACAGGCTGAAAGGGGTTAAAAAACCCCAGTGTGAGTGGGAAAAAGAGGGGACCACTCACACCATTTGACATCAAGTAGAGCAAATGGAATAGTGCCCGAGGGGGCACGAAAGGAGAAACATGAGGCGAAAACGACTCAGCCGAAAACGAAGCCGCAAGAGCTTCAGGAAGGGCACCAGGACGAACGGGAAGAACGGAAGCCGCAGACCCGCGAGAGGCGGGTACAGGCTTTAGGCCGCAAGCAGTGACCTGCTATCACCACCTAGAAGGGTGGCGCGGACCGGGCGGTACCATCTCCTTCGTCGCTGCCGAAGGGTACCGAGACCTTCCCACGGTTCGCGTCGCCTGTGGGCGATGCTGGGGATGTAGGCTCGAAAAGAGCCGCCAGTGGGCAGTACGATGCATGCACGAAGCCCAGCAACACGACGCCAATAGCTTCATCACACTCACAATCGACAAAGAACACTTGCCGCCAGACGGAAGCCTGGACGTGGCGCATTGGCAGAAGTTCGCCAGGCGCACCCGAAAACAAGTGGGTAAGTTCAGATTCTTCCACTGCGGCGAGTACGGAGACGAAACAGGAAGGCCGCACTATCACGCCCTCCTGTTCGGAATCGACTTCGCGAGGGATAGAACACTATGGAAAAAGGGGAAAACACACGACACCTACAGAAGCAAGACGCTAGAAAAACTGTGGACCATGGGCCACAGCGAGATAGGGAGCGTGACATGGCAAAGCGCGAGCTATGTCGCGAGATACGCCATGAAGAAGGTAAACGGAGACCAGGCGCAACAACACTACGAACGTGTGAACACGGAGACAGGGGAAGTCACCCAACTGAAACCGGAATACGCGACCATGAGTCGCCGACCGGGGATAGGACACGCCTGGATCGAAAAATATAACAAAGAGGTGTACAGAGACGACTTTATAGTCGTCAACGGACAGGAACAAAAACCGCCGAAATACTACGACACACAACAGAAAATCAGAGACCCCCAACAATACGAAAGAATAAAAGAGAACAGAGCAAAACAGGGAAAACAACACAAAAAGACAAGAGAACAACTCGACATAAGCGAGACAGTACAAAAAGCCAAACGGGGACAGACTACACGTGGACTATAAGGACTCCGAATCACGACCCAAAACAGACGGGTCGAGATCCGAGGACCAGGGGGGGGGGGGGCAGTACAAAGCAAAAACTCTGAGTAACAAAAAAGCAACTACCACGTTCCAGTAATCGGAGCAAACAAAAAGAAAGGGACAAAAATGCAGAATGCAAGACAACAAGACACCATCAAACTGAACATCAAGGTTCAGGACTGGGTAAAGGAGAAACCAGAGAGATACGACGTGACCACGGGCAAGATCGCAAACGCCTGTATCGAGATGGTCAGAGCGACCGACAAACCAGGCGGAAAAATGGAAGCAGAACTCTGCTTCCGAATAAGGAGGGGAAGTCAGTGAAAATCTTCACGGTGTTCGACATCAAAGCAAACGCTTACCTGATGCCATGGTTCAGCCCAACAGAGGGAACGGCTATCAGAAGCTTCCAACAAGCAGCGAACGACCAGGACCACGACTTCTACAAGTACGCGGAAGACTACACGCTCTTCGAGCTAGGAGAATGGCACGAGAAGAGTGGAACAATAATGATGCTCCCAGCGATTAAGCCGCTGGGGAACGCAATCCAATTCATCACAACAACACCGATCACACCGATAGCACCGGTAGAAGGGACAGGATGAGAATCCAAAGCGGACGCCAAAAAAGCGTCACAGGTGGCCAGCACAGCTTCGCGCAAATACCGCGCGCAGAGATACAAAGGAGCTCGTTCAACAGAACGCACGGGCTCAAGACCACACTCGGCGTCGGAATGCTGACGCCAATCTTCGCGGACGAGGCGCTACCAGGGGATACGATGAGCATGCATCTAACGACATTCTGTCGGATGAGCACGCCACTCTTCCCACTCATGGACAACCAGTGGCTCGACTATTTCTTCTTCGCAGTGCCAAACCGACTGGTGTGGGACAACTGGCAGAAATTCAACGGAGAGCAAACGGACCCAGGAGACAGCACCGACTTCCTGATACCGACAATGACAAGCCCACCAAGCGTGGGGTACTTGGAGCAGAGCCTCCAAGACTACCTCGGGATACCGATCGGAGTACCCGATCTCACACACAGTGCACTATTCACGAGGGCTGCAAATTTGATCTGGAACGAGTGGTTCCGCGACGAAAATTTGCAAGACAGTATCGTTGTTGACACCGACGACGGGCCAGACGACCCCGCAGACTACGTCGTAATGAAAAGGGGGAAACGGAAGGACTACTTCACGAGCGCACTACCATGGCCACAAAAGGGACCCGCGGTTTCAATACCGCTCCTCGAGACAGCACCCCTCACGGGTAGTGTCACGGTGGCAGGAGTAGGTACACCCACCTTCAAACCCGAGAGCGGCGGCTCAACCGCGCCACTCTATGTGAAAAGCACCGGGGTCGCAGAAGAGGTGGGGCACGCTGGGCCGGGCTCCAGCCAAGAGGACCTCGAATGGGTGAACGCCAAGATGGTCGTCACCAACACCCAAGCGGTGGACCTCAGCGCGGCAAGCAATGCCACTATCAACCAACTGAGGGAAGCGTTCCAAATACAGCGCCTGTACGAAAGGGACGCCAGGGGAGGAACGCGTTATACCGAAATCCTCAGAAGCCACTTCGGAGTGACCAGTCCGGATCAAAGACTCCAACGCCCCGAATTCCTGGGCGGAGGAAGCAAGGAACTAACCATCAATCCCGTCGCAACCAACAGCGCCGCAGGGGGCGGCTTCGTTGGCGAGCTATCGGCATTCGCCGTCGCAGCGGGCAGCGTAGGAGGGTTCAACAAGAGCTTCACCGAACACTGTGTCATCCTGGGTTTCGTCTGCACAAGGGCAGACCTCAACTACCAACAAGGGCT